TCGTGACCTCGACGTCCAGGTCGGGCAAATTGTTCAGAGCTGCGAACCGCGTGATGAGGCCCTGGGCTTCCTCGTAATTCGGATCGTCCTTCGCGTAGTTGTAGCTGATCGGATTCCCGGCGAAGTATCCGACTTTCATGTCAACGATCTCGCCAAAAAAATCGTTGGCCACGCGATTGTTGACCTTGCGGTCGTCGTCTAGGCGCCTTTGATAGATGGGCACCCCATCCGGATCACCCAAATATCGCAGGTACAGCCTCTTCATCTCCGCCTGTCGCGGCTCAAATTTTCGAAGAATGCGCTGCACCAGCTCAGGCGTGATGCCGCCCTTCTGGATTTGCTCAATCTCGTAACTGAAATCCGGGAGCAAGCTATGTCACCTCCTATCTGGCGATGGTCGGCGCGGCAGCGATCCGGCCCTTGAACAGAACCGTATGCACAAAATAACGATCACCGTCCAACTGGTGATCGTTCTGCTTCACCGGCTTGTCCTCGCCGCGTTCAGCCGCTTTTTCGTCCCAAACGTAAGAAGCAAATTCTCGGAACGTCTCCTTGCAGCAGTCATTGTATTTGATCATCCCTTGCACAAGAGCCGTCGCCACATTTCGAATACCGTCTAGCACGTCATTCACGGCTTTCATCACCGTGTACTTGCCGTGCTTGCGGATCGTCGCGATGAAAGATGCCGCCGACGGGTCCACGATGATCGCCCGGGGCCGGATGTCACCGAGGAACTGAACCAGGTCAGCGTAGTACTCCTCGTCCGTCTTTTGCCGGCTGCGGTTCCGCCCGTCGTAATGGTACTCCTTTACCTTGTACCAGACACCGTCATGCAGCCCCCACAAACCGAACGTCGTCGGGTTCTGTGTGCCGTAGTCCACGCTGACGTAGTATTGGCGGTAAGGTCGGTCGACCGTCGGCACGACATGCTTCCCGCCGACTTCCGGGTCGAACATGTCGTATATGAGGCCCTCCGCCATCACCCACAGACCGAGGATGTAGCGCTTAAAGAACACGCCGGAATACATCCGGCGGTAGCGCTCCTTCACCCGTTCGGACAAGCTCAGGTTGTCATCCATGGTGAAGTGCAGGTGGAGCGCGTTTTTCTCTTCCAGCTTGTCCAGCCATTCGAGCTTGAACCAGTGATACGGGCCGGCGGGGTTGCAGTTGAACCACAATTTTGCCCCATCGACCGAGCAGCGCGCCGTCGCTTGGTTGACAAACGACTGCGGCATCAGCGCGACCTCGTCGAAGAACATGCCAGCCAGCGTGATGCCCTGAATCAGGTCCTGCGAGCGCTCGTCCTTTCCGCCGAACAGGAAGAAGTAATTTTCCTTGCTACCACGCCTGATGATCAGTAGATTGTCCGCCCGCCGGTCCTCGACGCGGTAACCGCGACTGAACAGCATCTGCTTGAGCGGCCCGATCACGTTCCGCCGAAGCGCCCCGATCGTTTTGCCGGCCATGCCAAATTGCTGGCCGTCGAAGGTCTCCATCGCCCAGACGACATAGCTGAACGACATCGACGATGTTTTCCCGGCACGCACGGACCCGTCGCAGATGATCGCGTCCTTGTCGCGGTGCGGACTCTCTGGCATCCACCACGTCAGGACCATGAGCTGCTTTTTGCTGAACGGATGCCAGCGGAACGTGGGCTTAATCTTCCTCGCCGTCAGGCTCGCCATTGTTACCCCACACCTCCGCCGTCTTGCCGCGCAGCGCTTCTATGAAACCATCGTCGCTCGCTTCGTCCGGATCATTCGCGGCATTCTTGCGCTTGATCTCCTCCGTCTCCGCCTTCACCTTCGCAATCTGCGCCTGCATCAGCTCGATCTTCGCCCGCCTTTCGTCGTCCTCGGGCGCCATCGCGAGGAACTGGCGGATCGCCGATCGGAGCTCCCGGTTGATGAGCGCGAACGCCTTCAGCTGGGCCGCTTCTTTATCCCAGGCGAATTGCAGCTCCCATTCACACTCACTCAGCTTGCCGCCTTCCTTTACTCGTTTCAGCTCGCGTGTCGTGTCATTTTTGCCCTGAACAAACATGATCCGCTGCGCCCATAGCATTTTGGCGTAGGCCAGTTCCACGCCATGCCAGAGCATGTCCAGCGGATCGAGGTTCTCAACTTCCTTCATGAGATCCTGCATCTCGTCGGGTAGCAGCTTCCGGTAGAGTCCGTGCTTCAGCGCGTTCTGGTTTCCCTTCGGCGCTCCGCCTCCCCGGTTGCCAACGGCATTTTTGTTTCCCCTCGGGGCGCCGCGAGGCCGCTTGGCCGGGATCTCGTCCCACTTGTCCAGGTACTTCCACTTGCGAATGAGCACGTCGGACACACCGAGCTCCCTCGCAATGTCGACCAGTTTCATCTGCCGACCGGATTTCAGCCAGAGCTGGAGCGCCTTTTTGCGGTTGTCGCTTCGGGGTCTGGACACTACATTCACCCCACCTCCGACACTGATCGAAGATTTGAGTTTGAAAGAACGGAACGCTGCGTTTGGTAACGCTCCGTTACCAATGATAAACGCAACTTCCGACAAAGCCGCGCGTTCGATCTCTTCCAGTTTGTGGTTCTGGACTAACCCATAACATACATTCTGTTGCACTCATAAATTCTCGATTTCGATTGATTCTTCTAGGCTTCTTTTTTGGTGATGTCGTCCGAGTGCAACACTTCATGAATTATGCGTACTTCAGGCGACGAATTGCGGCGTCCATGAGGTCTTGTGTGAGCCCCAAATACATCAAAGTGACGGTTTCCGACGTGTGATTGAACATCTTCATTAGTAACGCCAGATTGCGTGGATCCTGCATGTACAGGTGGTAACCCCAAGTCTTTCGCATGGTGTGCGTTCCGATGTCTGTCAGGCCAAAATGGTCCGCCGCCTCCCGCAGCATTTTGTAAGCGGTCGATCTATCGATCGGCCGGCCGGCGAACCCGGTGTTCTTTTTCCGCTGTCTGGACTGGAACAGGTACTCGTGATCCTGCTTGCCGCGAATAAAAAAATCCAGGTCCTCTCGGATCGCTGGATGAATGATGAACCGTTTCCGTTTACCCGTCTTAGATTCGACGATGTCGATATGCGTGCCGCGCACCTGGCCGACTTTCAGGTTCAGGAGGTCGGACACCCGCAGGCCGCTGTACACACCGAGCGAGAAAAAGATGTAATTCCGGAAGTTCCGGGTCCGGAAATATTGGCGGATCGCTTCGACCATTTGCGGGTCGCGGATCGGCTGAACGAAATTCATTCGCCCATCACCTCGCCAGCAGCCAAATGATCAGCGCCCAAAATGGAATACAGACTGCCAGGCCGTGCCGCAGTCCGCGAAAGAATGCCAACGGGTCTTCTCTCATTTGGCCCACCGCCTCATGTATTCCCGCCGCTCCCGCCGATTCCTCGGCGCCGGCTCCGCAAACGGCACCAGGCGTCGAATCATTCGACGGATCCATTTCATGACTTCACAACCCCCGTCCGTTTGTCCTTCCGGTACGGATTGACAACCCAAATCACACCATGCCGCCGGCTGATCCAACCAGCGAAGTTCGTGGGCAATTTCATCTTCTTCAACACGAATCTCACCTCATGAAATGACGAAGGCCGGCGCTTTCAAGCGGCCGGCCAGGATCCCGGGGCCCGCTCAATCCGCGCCCGGTCGCGGTCAAGGAGGCGTGCAGCTCCTGCACGATTTCCCCCTCGTGCAGGCCCATGACGTGCTGCATCTTGGGGCTGAGCGGGCGAAAAAGGAAAGGCCGCCGATGGTTCGGCGACCTCATGTTTCGTGTGCAGTTTTCCACGGTACCAATATACCACATCCGTCCGCCAATGCTCTGCCATCTTCCTGCCAAAATCCTGCCTTTTTTCTGCCATTTTTCTGCCACGTTTTCAGGCCGGCCGTTCCTCTTTGGGTTCCACGAATGCTTCCAGCCGCAACATGAACGCCAGCTTGTAGATCGCCTTCGACTTCAACCTGTAATATTTCCGCTCGCTCATGTGCAGCTCGGTGTACACGTGGTAGTCATACACGTCCTCGGCTTCCAGGTAGCGTTTTTCGATGATCATACGCTCCATCTTTCCCAGCCGGCTGACAGCTCGCTCCACTCTTTCAGTGATCTCCTTCATCCTTTCCTCGGTGTCCACGTTCCAAGTCGCGGTTTCTTCGGCCGGTTTGCCGATGACGTTCGTCGGCCCATGGTAACGCGGCTCAGGAGATGCCGTGACTTTCATCTCTCTCCTGACGAAACCGATTTGGCGATAAACCCTGGCCGTCTCCAGGTGTTCCTCGACACGCTGACGTGTCGTTTCTCTATCTATCTCCCACGGAAAAACCATCTGCTCGATGCTTTTCAATTCCCCACACCCGCCCCTCACATGTGGTATAATTGGGACGGGAACATCTGTTTCTTTGCCCCGGCGGGCCGCCATCCTGCGCCGGGGCCATTCCGTTTTTCTTACCCCTTCGCTTTTTCCCATTGCGCATCCTCGAACCAGAGACTCATGAGGTATGCGCAGCCGGCAAATTTATGTTCGTGTTTTGGCCCGAAGTCACCAAGAATGGCTTTAATGTGCCGAATTGCTTTCCTGGGGTCAATTCCATCTTTGGGTTTGACATCAAGCCTCGACAGACCCGCGTAAAACCAATCCGATATGAGCCGCATCCACTTGCTCCGGTTGTTCATATCCCGGAACTCTTCCGGGATTTCTTCCCACCTCGGAAGCAGCTCCCTGTAACGTGTCGGAAAAACCAGGTCCAGATCAGAGACTTCTTGAGGCATAATTGCCAAGACACTCACCTCGCTTTCTTTCGATTCCCGTACTGGTCTACCGGGCGAAGCACGTACTCCCGCCCGGACATTCGTTCCCGTCTCCTTCCGGTGCGTTGATGCTGATCTCACATCCGCAACACGGGCAATATTCGATCATCCCTTTTCCCTCCCTCAAAATAGTGTCAGTTGCCTTCCGCAATGTCACTCGCACAACCCGTAAACGCTCGAACACATGGGCGGTTCTTCAAGCTCGATCATTTTCAAAAGGTCGATCTGGCGACCGCCGCGGGACGTTTTCGACCATTCCACCCAATCCCAGATGTTTTTCCTGTCGTCCCCTTCTTCAGCCGGTAGGAATGAGGAATCGCCTCGTCTGGACACCCTTGCGACGATCTTCTCCCATTCGGCGATCCGCTCGATTTCCCCAGGGAAGCGTCGATAGATTTCAAACAGTTCCTCCTTTTTCACGAAGATGCATGGCATGCAACCAACTCTTGTCATTCCCAGTGAATACAACGGATTTGGTTTGATTCCGTGCTTCTTATGCATTTCAAAAACGTCTCTCGCATTCCATTTCAAAAGCGGCCTGTAAACCTCGTATCCTTCTGGCACTTCTTCGCGCTCGGGAAGTTTCGCTCGCGCCGGACTTTCTGCTGCCCGTACACCCTGCCAACTCACAATCTTGTGGCCTTCATCCCAAAGCGGGAAATAGACTTGCTCTGTGATCGGTATGATTTTCAAATACTGGGTGCAAAACCGGGCTTGCGATGAAGGAAACCGACCCTTCCACATGCACAAGTCCAGAAACGGATTTCCGGTTGGATGAAGGTGTTTCAATGTACGCTCGATGATGTAGTCCACTTCTTCTTGCGTTTTCCCAGCTTGCAGAAGTTTCGCTGGCCACTCGTTCGCAACGTATTCCCGTTTCTTTGCGATCTGCTCCGAGAAGTCCGCCTTCACCCGCCTGACCGAACCCAACTTCGATTCGAGGTAGTCGATGTATTCGTAGGTCAGCGGGTGTTCGTTCCCCGTGTCCGCGAAAACCGGGATTACTTCGACGCCCATTTCTTTCACGGCGTATATCCACATGGCCGTACTGTCTTTGCCGCCGCTGATTGACAGAACGTTTGCGATTTTCATGCTGTCACCCCTTATCGTGGATACACCTTCTTCTCCCGGTAGTTCACCCGCACATGCCGCGCCTTCTGCTGCTTCCGGCGCCTGATCTCCTCCAGCGCCTGCTGTCGATCGACTGGCGTGGCCATTTCATCCGCGTAGGCGATGCAATAGAGCTCGGACAGACGTGCCTTTCTCCAGTTCATGACACTTCCTCCCTCGCCAATTGGGCAAATTCCCACAGCGGTATCGACACTTCCCGGCCGGAAATGCTGCGGATGATCGCGGCGCCGTTTTCGAGCCGAAGCACTTCGGCCACGATCGCTGTCCGCGGAATCGAGTATCGAAAAACCAGGCGGTACTTTCGCCCGGGCATGATTTGATCAGGTTTCACGCTCCCGCCTCCTCCGTCGCATCCACCGTGATCTCAAAGATTCCATCCCACAGTTCCCGAATCTCGCGAGCCTTCGCAATCACAGCGGTCTTTTGGCGGGGCTGCAGGACGATATCCATAGCCTCTTGGTAGTGCTGCTCGGCCAGACGGTAGGCCCGAGCATGAAAATCGTCCATCAGCTTCCAGAACTCGCGGTATCCGGCCTTTCGAACCAGCTGGTAGAAGGCGCGTTTATCCGCTCGGCTCATTCCAACCACTTCACTGGCGGCGCGTAATAGTCGCAACCGTTCCCCGACGCCCGCGGGACCGCGACCAGCGCGCGCCGATTCGTGCTAAACCTATCGCCTTTGAATCGCGTTTTCGGCAGCCCGGCCGGCAGGTATTTCCTTGCGTCTTCGCCCGGTTCAATGATGGCGACGACGGTTCCTGTTTTTGTTTTCTCGGAACCATGGCTTTGGCTCGTCCAGGTGACGGTTTGTCCGATCATATTGATTCGCTCCCTTTCTCAATGCACCAACTGAATTTCCCGCTCTTCCGCCGGCCGCACCCAGATGTCGTTCCAACTCAGCTCGAAGGTCGCTCCTGCCTCCGCCTGGGCAATCGCCAGCAGAATCACGTTCCCCATCGCCTCAGCGGCCGGCGGGGGAACGGCATTGCCGATGTACTCCCGGGCCTTGGCGTCGCTGCAACCCTCGAGCTGGAACGGGCGGCCGTCGGGCAAATATCGCGGGAATCCCTGCAACATGGCCAGCTCATACGTCGTAAGCGGGCGGTGCCAGGTTCCGTCCTCCGCGATGATCGCCCAGGCGCCGGCTTCGCGGTCATCCGGAATCCTTGGATAGGCGACCGCCACAGCTCCCGCGTGGACGTCTCCGGCGCCGATCACCGTTTTCGCCGGCTCGTCCCAACGATGCACGCCGAACGTGCCGGACCGCGGCGCGCAGCTGATGCGCGGGTCGGCGATGCTCGCCGCCGATTGCATGATGCGGGAATTGCCACGGATCGTTTTCGCAGGCTCGTCCCAGCGCTGGACACCGTAGGAATCCGGCATCAGTTCAGTCCGTACCCGCGGGTCTGCCACTGTGATCGCCCCGTTGTTCGGGCCGTTGGCGCCGGTCACGCACGGGGCCGACTCATCCCACCGGACTACCCGGTAGATCGCCCTGTGGCCGTTTCCGTCGAGACCCACGCGAGGGTCCGACACATTCGCCTCGTAACCGCTATGCTCCTGTACAATGCGGTACTTCTGCCATTCCAAGCTGTTCAAATCCCGCCAGTCTCCGCCCGCCGGGATCAGCGCCAGCCGCACCCACGTTTTCCACTGGAGACGCGGGAGCCGGTGCATCGGTCCGCCGGCCGGATCATCCGGCATTGGCAGCGGGCCGATCACGTCGCCGATCGTTTTCAGCGGCTTCTTCGGCGGCAGGTAACACCAGTTCGGTACCCTCCGCTGGTTCCGCGCCAACAGAAGGAACCGCATCCGGTTCTGGCCGAGCCCGCCGATCTCGCCCAAATTATGGTCGCTCCGCATATCGACAGCATAGCCGTAGCGCTCGAGCAGGCGTTTGATTCTGACCAGAATGTCCGCGCCACGAGTCGTGATCCTGGGCACGTTTTCGAAGTGGATGAAAGCCGGCGGTTCGCCATCGCCGTACAGGCGGCAGGCTTCGAGGGCCAACTCCAATCCCCGGAGCGTGAGCAGGTTCAGCGCCTGATATTTCTCCGACCGGGCCGACCGCTCCGGCAGCAGGCCGCTGAATCCCTTGCACGGCGGCGACAGGAAGATGTAATCCGGCACCTGCTCGCGGAAGGCCTGCCAGATGTCCAGCGGCGTCGCTTCCCTCCATTCCGGCGGCGGCTCGTGGCCGAACCATTTCCTGTACTGCTCGCGGTTGAACAGGTCCATCTGCACGGCGGTCTGCTCACCGGTGATGATGTCATGATTCCGGCATGCCACCTGGTCGAAATCGATCGAGCAGAGGATTTCCCACCGGTAGACCTTGCCGTGGGCTTCGACTATCGACTTCTTCAGGCCCGCTGAGAATCCGCCGATGCCGCCGAATAGAATTGCTGCTGTGCGTGTTTCGGTCATTGGGCCATCACCGGCCTTTCTTCACTTATCCGACCATCCAACTGGCGAACGGCCGCCTTCGTGCGCTTCCATCTTTCGTATTGCGCCTGTGATTTTGTCTTGCTGTCATAGCTCACGCCGCGATATATGATGTGATATGCCCTCAGTAAGTTGTCCCCCGTGACTTCCCATCCACGCTCCCGTCCCTCCCGCGCCGCAAAGGCCACCAGCATGCAAAACCGACGCATATGCGCTTTCCCCGCCGTTTCAAACCACTGTGGATCGATCATCTTTTCTTGCCCACCTCCAGCCTCTGCTTCGCTTCCTTCGCGTGGATCGGGCAAAAATGCGTGTCTCCGCCGAGATGTGTCGCGCACTTCTCGCATATATGCCGGTCGCAGGTCTGTGGTGTTCTCTGGAAGTCGATCGTCGTCCAGATCCACCCGACAACGAAGTCGCAGAGCAGCGTAGCTTTCTTTTTCCAGCAGAACCAGCACCTTTCCGAATAGTGCACGATCTCAGGCGGGTTCACGCTTCCACCTCCACAAGTCGCAACGTCGGGTATCGCTTCTCGAACATGTTGCGCTTCATGCGATATTCCCTCGTCCGCATTCCCTTCACGTCTTCGACGGTGATGGATCCGTCGGCCCAGCAGATCAGGAAGTCGGCGACATATTCGATCGGGCTGAATGTCCGTCCGTCTTTCTCGAAGCCTTCCTGCAGCAGGAACCGCGGCTGGCGGATGAACCATCGCACCTGTCCGGCGGCCTGGAGGGACTTCAGCTCGATGTACCGGTTCGCCTCGGCCTTTGAATCGAAGGTGATTCCGTCGACTTTCGTCCGGCGGTTCCGGTACTTGCTCGGCTTCTTGCCGGCCATGAGCGCCAGGAATTCCTCAATGGTCATCCGCTCCGTCATGCCCACTGCCTCCTCGGATCCGGCTCACGTCGCGGGGCCGGATCATCATGCCCGCGGTCGAGGCTCACGAACTTGCCGATGTTTTTCATGAATACGAGCTCGACCGTGCCAACCGGGCCGTTCCGCTGTTTTGCGATGATGATCTCGATGATGTTCTTCCTCTCCGTCTCGCGGTCGTAGTAGTCGTCCCTGTACAGGAACGCCACGATGTCGGCGTCTTGTTCGATTGCACCAGATTCGCGCAAGTCGCTCATCATCGGACGTTTGTCCTGGCGCTGTTCCACTCCCCGGCTCAGCTGAGACAAGGCAATGACGGGGACGTCCAACTCCTTCGCGATCTGTTTCAGCGCCCGGCTGATTTCCGCGACCTCCACTTGCCGGCTTTCGCGGCGTCGAGCGCCCGGATGAATCAGCTGCAGGTAGTCGATGATCACCAGGTCCAGCCCGTGTTCCTTCTTCAGCCTCCGGCACTTGGCGCGGATTTCGCTGGCCGTGATCGACGCGCTGTCGTCGATGA